AATCATTTTGATCGTTCTGGAAATTCTAGAACTATTGGAACGCTTGCTACCGTGCTTTTGGGTCATGCTAAATCACGATGTAAAGGTATTCCCTCAAGAATCGCAAACGGTCGAATGCCGACAAACGGTAAAGTCACAATTACTCGTGATTGGGTTTTAGAAAGATTGTTAAATGGCGTTTGTGAAGCCACAGGAGACAAACTTACAATAGAACCAAAACATCCGAATACGGCGTCATTAGATAGAATTGACCCAAATAATTATGATTATTCCCCTGAAAATAGTAGAATAACAACTTGGCAATTTAATAATATGAAGGGCAGTTATACAGATGAAGAATTTATTCGTGTTGCGGAAGCACTAAAAAATGTTAGACAGAAGTCAATTACATGATTATCAACTAAGGATGATAAATCAGGCCTCCAAACTTAATGCTGTGGGGCTATTTGCAGAGCCCGGGACAGGTAAAACAATCATGGCCCTGACAATCATTGCGGAACAGTTTGAAGGTACAACACTTATTATCGCGCCTAAGCGCGTAGCGGAGAATGTATGGGACAAGGAAATAGCAAATTGGACACATCTTTCGAAATTAAAGTTGAGCAAGATCTTAGGGACGCCCTCGAAACGATTGTCCGCATTGAAAGAGAATTCGTCGATTTATATTGTCAACTTAGAAAACTTAGTTTGGTTATTGGATCAGCCGATTACGTTCAACAATTTGGTAATCGACGAGAGCAGTCGCTTCAAAGATCCCTCTACAAAACGGTTCAAATCCTTGAAGAAATTCTTAAAGACATTCAAAAAACGATTAATACTGACGGGAACCCCCTCACCCCAGAGCATAGCGGATCTGTGGGCCCAAGTGGGGATATTGGATATGGGACAACGGTTAGAAACTTCATTAACGAAGTTCAGAGACAAGTACCTGACGCCGGACAAAATCAACCGGCACACTAAGGTAGTTTACAGTTGGGCCCCCAAACCGGGCGCAGTAGAGCAGATTCACACCGCCATATCGGACATTTGCTTCAGCCTACAGGCAAAGGATTATCTGGAGCTGCCAGAATGCACAATGCTGTATCATCCAATCATCCTTTTGCCGCAGGAAGCGAAACAGTACGAGGTGCTGAAGAAGGACATGGTGTTGAGTTTAAATGGCGAGGAGATAACGGCACCGACCGCGGCCGTGCTGGCAAATAAGCTGCTGCAGTTTACATCCGGTGCGGTTTATGATGAAGGCGGTAATACAGTCAATACAACCAACGCCAAGATCGAGTTTCTAGAATCGCTAATAGAAGAATCATCGGCGCCAACGCTGGTGTTTTACCATTTTAAGCATGCGTTACAGCGCATTCAGGCAGCGTTTCCAGAGGCGCAGGTTCTTAACGATGATAATATGCAAGACTGGCGCGACGGTAAAATTAAAATGTTACTGGCGCACCCCCAGTCAGGCGGTATTGGGTTAAACTTACAGTGCAACGCCGGCGACATAGCGCAGACAGTTTGGTTTGATTTACCATGGAGTTCGGAAAATTATATTCAGGCCAACGCACGGATTTATCGGCAGGGTCAGGAAAAACCCGTTATAATTCATCATCTTACGGTAGAGGACAGTGTGGATACTCAGGTTGTCAAGGTATTAGAAGGAAAAATATCTCGGCAGGACGCGCTATTAGAGGCGCTAAATTTGCATTAATATAGAGCATGAAACCAATAACAATTTATAAAGTCAACGCGGTAAGAACCAAACTGTCCGACGAGGAGATCGACCCCATTGAGCAGGATGAGCCGGAATCGCACCCTGAAATAATTGCGGAGGGGTGGGTGCCATGGGATGCGGAAGACCTTTTGGACATTCAAAGGCTGATTGAGAACCGCATGCCGGAGCAGCAGAAGGTTGTTTTAGAGGCGTTCTTGGAAGGCAAGTCCTATAAAGATATTGGCGTAACAGAAAAATATTGGCGTTGGCATTTTGCCAAGGGCATTGAGTTTATTAAGAAGGAGCTAAGGGTATGACTGTATTTGTTGTAGAACATATGGAAGACGGTATCATGCACATTGACGTGGAAGAAACCGAAGACTTGGACACAAACCAGTTTGGCAAGATTAATAAAATCTTTTTGTGCGAAAACCACGAAGAGGCAGACTGGGTAGTTAGTCAATTAATGGATGGTGTTGATGATGTCTCAATTTGATGTCATTAATAACCCAAGGCATTACACCAAACACCCTAGCGGCGTGGAGTGTATTACCGTAACGGAGCATATGAACTTTAACCTAGGAAACGCGGTTAAGTACATTTGGCGGGCGGATTTGAAAAATGATGCCATCGAGGATCTACGTAAGGCAAAGTGGTATGTAGAACGTGAAATTCAACGGAGGTTAAAAAATGTTGATTAAATTAGACGAAGACTTTACCGATGAATTAGTCGGTAAGATCTTGATTCAAAACTATATTAATTTGAACCAAGATATTGAAAGGGTCGAAAATACCAAAATGTGGGCCCATGAAGATGATGTTGCCCTATGGAAACGCGTGGTCTACGCCCTTGAAATTCTGGGCGAATGGTACGTGTATGACTTTAAGGGTAAAGTTGAGGAGGCCAAATTAGATGAAGAGCTTCAATAACTACGACCGCTTTGATCTGGAACAAGGTATTCTGGATGTGTGGGGAACCACCGAGCTGATTGACGAATACCTGCGCGAAAAGTTTGATGGGCCCGAGTACCTATCAGAGGACGATGAACACAACCGGCTGGCTGCCATTAAGGAAGTCCTTAACATGAAATGCCAACGGCTGTGGGATGGTTTTGAAATAATGATTAAGACCAAACAATTTAGCCCCAAAAAGGCCGTACTAGAAACAGAGGAAGATTTAAATGATTGACATTGAGAAAACCGTCGTGACGTTGAAATACACGTTGCAAGATATTAACGAACTGATTAACATGATGAACAAGCCCTTTGCTGTGCCAGTTTTGGCATGGGCTAATTACATTAACGACATTCAGTTACAACTTAAACCCCAGATTGAAAAATTGAACGAGGAAGAAAATGAACAAAAAGACTAAAGAACAATATGTCCCCAAGGGCTTGCCTAAGGATGGAATGCTTGACACCAAAACAGCCGAAGTTGCCAGCGCACTTGTTAAGGCGTTTATCAACAAGGAGGTTATGGGTGACCTGCACCGAACCATCCAGCAGGTAGAGGCCATGAAGGCCGCGCCACCAAAGGGCGTCCCTGAAAAATAATTTGCATTAATATAGTTAGGAGAACTATATCATGGCAACTAAACCCGGACTCTACGCAAACATTCACGCAAAACAAGAGCGCATTAAGGCGGGCTCTGGTGAGAAGATGCGGGCTCCGGGTGCCAAGGGTGCGCCGACCGCCAAGGCGTTTAAAGAGTCTGCTAAGACCGAAAAGAAGAAAAAATAATGGCAGTCAAACAGAATTTTAAATTTACGCCGGAGCATGCTGCTCAGGTTATCGAGCTGGGTAAGCAGGGTGCTTCCCAGAAGACCATGTACGCCTCGCTGGGCATCAGCAAGGCCACCGCGGCGCGTTTGAAGAAGGAAGACCCCAACTTCGCCGAGGCCATGGACATGGCGACGGTTCATGGTCAGGCATTTTGGGAAAAAGAAATCCTTGCCAACATTGAGAATAAGGCATTTAACAGCCGCCTGGCAGAAATCGCCCTGCGCGGCCAATATCCAGACGATTACCGCGAAACCCGCGACAGCAAGCTGGATGTTAAAGCCGAGGTGACAATTGATTTTGCTGGCGCTGTGGGTGACCTGATTACCCAACTCAAAAAAGCAGGTTAATCCGCCCCTACCGCGGTAAAATAAATATAAATAAAGGGCCCTCAGGGGCCCTTATTTTTTGCATTAATATAATTACCCAACACTCTCTAAAAAGGTAAAAATGGCTGCTCATGCACTCCTAAGCGCGTCAGGATCCAAGAGGTGGCTTTCATGCACTCCAAGTGCTAGACTGGAAGCCACACTGCCAGAACAACGACGAAGTTCTGGGTCGTTCGACTTTTCTCAGGAGGGCACTATGGCGCACTCTCTTGCCGAGATTAAACTGCGCCACCATTTTGGACAAATTGGATACGAGGAATATGCAAGAGAATTCGAAATCATCAAAGCGACGCCGTACTACAACGAAGACTTCGAGGCTGCGGTGGACGATTATGTCTTATACGTTCGCAGCCAAATTGGTGAAGGCGATAATCCATTATTTGAACAACGCGTGGATTTCAGCGACTGGGTACCTGACGGTTTTGGTACTGCGGATGTCATCATACTTTCCCGGTCAGCCGTCCGTGTTATTGACCTTAAATTTGGAAAGGGAATCCCGGTCTCAGCAATCGACAACCCCCAGCTTAGGCTCTATGCCCTTGGAGCTTGGAACAAGTTCAAGGACGAGTACCCGGAAATTAAAGAAGTCATCTACACCATCCACCAGCCCCGACTTGAAAGCATCAGCACCGACGCCACCAGCCTCCACAAGCTGGTTGACTGGGCCAACTACTACGTTAAGCCAAAAGCCAAGAAAGCGTGGAGCGGCGCTGGTGAGTTCCTCCCCGGAGAATGGTGCCAATTCTGCAGAGCCAAAGCGACGTGCCGCGCCCGCAGCGATTTTAACACCGAGCTTGCCAAACTCGAATTCAAAAAGCCAGCCCTCCTCAGCGATGACGAGTTCACCGAAGTCCTCGACAAAGCGAAAACCCTCAAAACGTGGGCCAACGACGTCGAAGACTACGCCCTCACCCGAGCAGTAAACCAAAACGTTGTGCCACCGGGCTACAAGCTGGGCACAACAGCCACCCACCGCAAGATCAAAGACCATGCCTTGGCAGCCATGGTGCTGGAAGAAAAGGGCATCGACCCCGCCAGCATGTGGGAGCCGCCAAAGTTAAAGTCCTTGGCTAACTTGGAAAAGTTGGCAGGTAAAGGACATGTGGTACAATGGCTGGGTGAGTTGGTGGTAAAGCCTGAGGGCGAGCCAAAACTGGTTAAGATCAAAGAGACCGCAAAGGATGACTTCGTATGAAATTCCGCAAGAAACCCGTGGTGATTGAGGCGACACAGTGGTTCGAGATGGGGGATCATCCGGCCGTGCGCTTGGGGAAATTCACTAAAAGGCCCCTTATTGATACCCTTGAAGGGGAGCATTATGTCCTCCCCGGCGATTGGATTATTACTGGCGTAAAGGGTGAGCATTACTCATGCAAGCCAGACATCTTTGAGATGACATACGAGGTGGCAGAATGAGTTCTTGGTTGATTGCCCTTGTGGGCTGTGTTTATTTCTGGATTGCTTGCGACCTGTTGTTTAAAGGCAACGTTGGGCTGGCAATCAGCTTTTTCGGTTACTCGCTGGGCAACGTAGGCCTTTACATGGTCTCGTCGGCGGGGTAACATGGAAAAAGAAAAGTACGTTGTTGAAGTTCACATCGACGCCGACATGGTTGAAGATTACGTTGACGACTTTAGGTTCCTTGTTGGCGGCCACCACCGCAAAGAGGTGCTTGCGCTGCGAAGTTCTATCCTTACAGTCATGACGCTTTTGTGGGAAAAACCTGATCTGCTGGAGAACGAGGGCGTTCAAAGCGAGTTGGTCAGAATTATGGCAATGAGAGAAGCTATGCTTGAGTTAGGAATTTTCTATGACGCATAGCCCAAATTGTGCATTAATATCTGTGTTAGTTAAGGTCTTCGAGCCGGTACCTTTAAACCCGGCTCACATCTAAAGAGGTTAAAAATGGCTAAATCCGCTAAAGTTAAGTTCGTAACCGGCAAGGTTCGTTTCTCGTTTGTTCACGTGTTTGAACCCGCAGAAACCCTGAATGGTTCCCTGAAGTACTCTGCTTCGATCTTGATCCCCAAGACCGACAAGGACACCGTAGAACGCTTCAAAAAGGCGTTTGAGGAAGTCAAAGAAGCCAACAAGGCATTCTTTGGCGGCAACATTCCCAAGCTGCTTAAAGGCGGTTTGCGTGATGGTGATGCAGAGAAAGACGATCCTATCTACGCAGGCCATTACTTTATCAATGCCAACTCCAACGAAAAACCCGGCATCGTTGACGCTGAACTGAACCAAATCATGGACAAGAATGAGTTCTACAGTGGCTGCTATGGTCGTGCCTCCATTACCCTGTATCCTTACGATGCCAGCGGTTCTAAGGGCATTGCTGCCGGTCTGAACAACGTTCAGAAGCTGGACGACGGCGAGAAACTTGGTGGCGCAACTAGCGCAGCGGCTGACTTCGCTGTGTAATTGAGTACCTTGTAGCAGGCGGGCGAACTACGGTGTGGTTCGCCCTTTTTTATCATTAACAAAAATAAGAATCCATGGATCAGTATCAAGAATATATTGCAGCTAGTCGTTATGCACGTTTCCTCGACGACAAGGGACGCCGCGAAACATGGGAAGAGACAACCCAGCGTTTTGTGGACTACATCTTTAGCCGCACACCGGCAATTACCCCAGACGAAAAACTGAAAGACAAAATTTATCACGCGATCAAAGACCTGAAAGTCATGCCCTCTATGCGGGCCATGATGACATCCGGCAAGGCAGCAGACCGCGATAATACATGTGTGTACAATTGCAGCTACCTGCCCGTGGATGACGTTAAGGCGTTCGACGAGGCCATGTTCATTTTGCTGTGCGGCACCGGCGTTGGCTTCTCCGTGGAAAGCAAGTATGTCAACCTGCTGCCCGAAGTGCCTGAAAAGCTGTTTGAATCGGATCACGTGATCGCGGTGCATGACAGCAAGGAAGGCTGGGCCAAGGCATTCCGTTTGTTGTTGGCTAACCTGTACGCCGGCGAAATTCCAAAGTGGGACGTGTCCAAGGTTCGCGCCGCAGGCACCCGCCTGAAGACGTTTGGTGGCCGCGCATCGGGCCCTGAACCATTGGTTGACTTGTTCCAATTTGCTGTTAATATGTTTAAGCATGCCCGCGGCCGTAAGCTGAATACGCTTGAGTGCCACGACATGATGTGTAAAATTGGTGAGGTTGTGGTGGTTGGCGGCGTACGTCGATCGGCCATGATCAGCTTGTCCGACTTGGACGATGAAAGGATTCGTCATGCTAAAGCAGGCCCTTGGTGGGAAACTGCGCCGCATCGTGCGCTTGCGAACAATAGTGCGGTCTATAACGAAACACCTACTGTCGGAAAGTTCATGGAAGAGTGGTTGTCACTTTACAATTCACATTCCGGTGAACGAGGAATTTTTAATCGTGAAGCTGCTCGCAAGACGGTTGAAAAGTACGGACATCGTGATCCAAACTTTGAGTTCGGAACTAATCCTTGCTCGGAGATTGTCCTTCGACCATATCAATTTTGTAATCTTACTGAAGTTGTCGCCCGCCATGATGACACCAAGGAAACCTTGATCGAAAAGGTTAAGCTGGCGACCATTTTGGGCACCATCCAATCGACGTTTACCAAGTTCCCGTACCTGCGCAAGGTGTGGCAACGTAACACCGAAGAAGAGCGTTTGTTGGGCGTGTCGATCACCGGCATTTACGACAGCAAATTGCTTTGCACCGAAGGAAAAGAGCTAAATGAACTCCTCGCAGAACTTAGGGAAGTTGCCCGTAGCACGAATGCAGAATGGGCAGACTTATTGGGAATTCCTCGGAGTGCCTCAATTACCTGCGTCAAACCCAGCGGCACCGTTTCTCAACTTACAGACGCAGCCTCCGGAATACATCCAAGACACAGTAAGTTTTATATTCGCCGGGTTCGAGGTGACAAAAAAGATCCGCTATCGCAGTTCTTGGTCGAGCAAGGAGTACCAGCAGAAGACTGCGTATACAAACCTGCCCAGACTACAGTATTTAGCTTTCCGCAACGCGCTCCAGCCGGACTTACGCGAGAGGATGTTACGCCCATCAATCATCTATCCCTCTGGCTTACGTATCAAAGGCACTGGTGCGAACACAAGCCCTCCGTCACCATTTCGGTTGAAGAGAAAGATTGGCCTGCTGTGGGCGCTTGGACATGGGAACACTTTGGCGAAATTAGTGGCGTGTCTTACTTGCCTTATGACGGCGGGACATACCGCCAAGCACCGTACGAGGAGTTTACTGAGGAAGAGTATTTGGCCCTGAAAGCCAAGATGCCTATCATTAAATGGGAAGAATTCCGCGAAATCACTGATAATGTGGAAGGAGCCCAAATGCTGGCTTGCGTTGCAGGTGTTTGCGAGATATGAAAATTTGCACTACGTGCTCATTAACAAAACTCCCGGAACAGTTTGCTAATGATAAACGCAGGCCGACTGGCAAAAACCCGCAGTGCCGGAAATGTCAGTCGGCGGCAAAAAAGAAAAAACGCGCAAATAATAAAGCTAATGCTGTTGAGTATTTGGGGGGCAAATGTAAGCGTTGCAGAATTGAATCAAAATGCTTAGATATTTATGATTTCCATCATAGAAATCCTGAAGAAAAAGAGTTTAGTTTAAATTATTTGGTTAACACCGATTGGAATAAAATTGTTACAGAATTAGATAAATGTGATTTGCTTTGCTCTAATTGCCACAAGATTACT